ATTTTGAATTGGCTTGGACTTCATTTGATAAACCTGCAAAAATCTTTACTCATGTTTGGATGGGTATGGTTCAAAGTGGAGAACGAGAGAAGCGCGTTCATCCTACTCAAAAGCCTGCTGGTTTAGTCATTGATTGTTTGGATTATTTAGATTCTAAATTCAAGATTATTTATGATGGTTTTGGTGGTTCGGGTAGCACTTTGATTGCTTGTGAGCAGACTGACCGGACTTGTTTTATGATGGAGCTTGACCCTAAGTATGTTGATGTGATTATTGCTCGTTGGGAGAAACTTACAGGGTTGACTGCGGAACTTGTTGAGGGATAGTTATGCCTGCTGGTAGGCCTTCTAAGCCTGTTGAGGTGAAACGCAAGTTGGGTAATCCTGGTCAGCGTAAGTTGCCTAATCAAAATGAGATTCAAATGTTTGAGCCTGCGGTTAGTGTGCCTGAACCTCATAGGCCTTTGTTGAAGCCTGGTCGTGAGTTTTGGGATCGGGTGTGGGGTGTTGGTTTGTCTTGGATTAGTCCTAATACTGATGTTGAGTTGTTGTTGATGACTTGTGAGCTGATTGATGAGCGTTGGAATTTGCGTGTGAGGGTTATGCAGTCGGGTGATTGGCGGGAGCGTAGGGGTTTGCGTGATTTGGATGCGCGTATTGTGTCTAATTTGAGTTTGTTGGGGTTTACTCCTGCGGATCGTTCTAAGTTGGGTGTTGCTGAGGTGAAGGCTATAAGTAAGATGGAGCAGTTGAAGCGTAGGCAGGCTGAGCGTGAACAAAATAAATAGTTCTTGGCCGCCGGCTTTGAATACTCCTAGAGATTTGAAGTTTGGTAGTAAGGGTGATGATGCGATTGATTTCATCAATACTTTTGTTACTTTGACTAAGGACAGTATTGCTGGTAGGGCTGGTGAGCCGATTAGGTTGCGTGGCTGGCAGGAACAGTTGTTGCGTGAAACTTTAGCGTTAGATGAAAATGGTTTGCTTAGGACAAGGACTGGCTTGTGGGGGCTTGCACGCAAAAATGGTAAGTCTAGCCTTGTAACCGGTGTGGGGCTGTATTTTTTGTTTAATGGTGATGAGGGTGGTGAGGTTTATTCTTGTGCGGCTGAGAAGGAGCAGGCTCGTATTACTTTTGGTGATGCTCGTAAGTTGATTGAGCGTGAACCTGAATTGGCGGCTATGTGCAACATTTATCGGGATGTTATTGAAGTGCCTTCAACAGGTAGTATTTGGCGTGTTTTGTCGGCTGAAGCGTATTCTAAGGAGGGTTTGAACCCTAGTGCAGTGATTATGGATGAGATTCATGCGTTGCCTAATCGTGAGTTGTGGGATGTTATGCAGTTGGCGATGGGTTCTAGGCCTCAACCGATTATGTTGGGGGTTACGACTTGTGGCGTGAAAAGCGATGTTACAGGGCAGGATTCCACTGCTTATCAGTTGTATCAGTATGGGCAGAAGGTTGCTAAGGGTGAGATTGTTGACCCTAGTTTCTATATGGCTTGGTGGGAAGCACCGTTGGATGCTGATCATAGGTTGGAGAGCACTTGGATGTTGGCTAATCCTGGTTATGGGGATTTGAATAGTAAAGAGGATTTTGAGAGTGTTGTGAAAAGGACACCGGAGGCTGAGTTTCGTACTAAGCGTTGTAATCAGTGGGTTAGCTCTAAGACTGCTTGGTTGCCTGCTGGTGTTTGGGATGGGTTGCAGGCTGATGTTGAGGTGTCTAGGGATGCTGAGTTGGTGTTGGGTGTTGATGGTTCGTTTTCGGGTGATACGACAGCTATTGTTGCGGTTACTGTGCCTAAGAGTGCAGATGAGAAGCCTCATGTTTGGTTGGTGAAGGCTTGGGAGAAGCAACCTAATGATAATGATGATTGGCGGGTGGACACTATTGAGGTTGAGGACACTATTCGCATGTTTTGTCAGGAGTATAGGTTTGTGAAGGAGATTGCGTTTGACCCTTTTAGGTGGCAGCGTAGTATGCAGGTTTTGATGGATGATGGGTTGCCTATTGTTGAGTTTCCGTCTACTTCGGCTAGGCGTATGATTCCTGCCTGCCAGAAGGTTTACGATAGTGTGACTGAGGGCACTTTGACTCATAGTGGCGATCCGTTGTTGTCCAGGCATATTGATAACTGTGTGTTGAAGGTTGATAATTTGGGTGCGCGTATTGTGAAAGAGTCGCGGGCTTCGTCTAGGCGTATTGATGCTGCGGTGGCGTTTGTTATCGCTTATGACCGTGCTACAAGTAAACTAAATAATGATGTTGTTCCTGAGTTTTTTGTGTTCTAAGGGTTTGATTTGATTTCTACGATTTTGCAGGCTGTTGGGGTTGCTGTTGTTGCTTTTGGGGTTGGGTTGATTTATGTGCCTGCTGGTTTGGTTGTGGCAGGTGTTGGGGTTTTGTTGTTTGGTTTGGCTTTAGAGAGAAGCGGTAAATAATGTTAGGCAATTTGTTTGATGGTGAGTCTAGGGCTATAAGTTTTCAAAGCATTTGGGGTGCAGGTGATTTGACGAGTTATGAAACTCAGTCAGCTGCGTTTGTTGACTATAACTCTAGTTTGCAGGTGAACGCTGTTTGGGCTTGTGTGTCGTTGATCAGTGACACGATTTCTAGTTTGCCTGTTGATACTTATATTAGGCGTGATGGTATTGCTTACCCTTATCGGCCTAAACCGTCTTGGGTTACTAAACCTGATGTGATGATTCCTAGTATCGCGTTTTGGCAGCAATGCATGATTAGTTTGTTGATTGACGGTAATGCGTTTGTTCGCCTGTTTAGGGATAGCCAGAATGAGATTATTAACATGATGGTTTTGAACCCTAAAGCTGTGACTATTCAGCGTAATAGTGTTGGGCAGAAGTTGTTTAGTTATACCGGTGAGCATGGTAAAACTTTGTCTACTGATGATGTGTTGCATGTTGTTGGTAGCGTGTTGATGCCTGGTGAGTTGCGTGGTAAGTCCCCTGTTGATACTTTGAAAGAGAACATTGGTTTGGCGATTAGTTTGGAGGGGTTTGCGGCTAGGTTCTTTGGTCAGGGAACTCAAACTACTGGTGTTATTGAGTATCCTGGTGCGTTGACTTTGGAGCAGGCAGAGAATTTGTCTAAGAGTTTTGATAACGCTCATAAGGGTTTCCGTAAGGCACATAAGACTGGTGTGCTATCTGGTGGAGCTAAGTTTGTTGCTACTCAGGTTGCTAATGATCAGGCGCAAATGTTGGATTCTAGGCGTTTGGCGGTTGAGGATATTGCTCGCGCTTATCGTGTTCCTCTAAACATGATTGGTTTGAATGAGCGTGGCGGGCAGAGTTATAACAGTAATGAGCAGAACGCTATTTCGTTTGTTGTTCATACGCTTAGACCCTGGCTCGCTAAATTAGAGGATGCGTTCAGCACTTTACTAAAAGACACTGCCTATATTGCTTTTAGCACGGATGAGTTGTTGCGTGGTGATTATGCTACGCGTATTGAGGGTTACGCTAAGTTGTTGCAGAACGGTGTTTTGAGTGTCAATGAGGTTAGGCGTAAAGAGAACATGCGACCTATTGAGAATGGCGATAAGGTTCGTGTTCCTCTAACGAATGTTGATATTAATGCCGCTAATTTGGTTGAGGATGAAACTAAGGTTGATATGGCGCAGAAGTTGATTGCGCTTGGTTTTGTTCCTGAGGATGTTTTGAAGTCGCTTGGTTTAGCTCCTATTCCGCATACAGGTTTGCCTAGTGTGCAGTTGCAGAACCCTACGACTGTTCCTGATGGTAGTTATGAAACAGGTGAATGATGCCTTATTTTATTAAGCAAACAAGTGAGGGTTGGGACACTGTTAAAGATGACGGTGAGGTTTTAGGGAAGCATAAGACTAAGGCGCAGGCGATTGCGCAGATGGTTGCTGTTTCTTTGAGTGAGGGTATTGCTCCTGGTGGCGAGTTGAAGCGTGCTGTTGAGGCAGGTAGTTATGATCCGCCGGAGGGTGTTGCTGTTGCAGCTAAAAGGGCTTTGAGGTGGATTAGTGAAGGATTTGCGGGTTCTGGTTTTACTGCTGTTGGTAGGGCTAGGGCTGTTCAGTTGGCTTCGGGTAACGCTGTTTCTGCCGATACGGTGAACCGTATGATTAGTTATTTTGCTCGTCATGAGGTTGATAAGCAGGCTACTGGTTTTAATTCTGGTGAGGATGGTTTCCCTAGTGCTGGTCGTGTTGCGTGGGATGCGTGGGGTGGCGATGCAGGTCAGTCGTGGGTGAATGGTTTGAATGAGTCGCAAAATCGTAGTGATGGTGTTTTGGTAGATAAAATTGATGTTAGACAAATGGAAGGTGTTGTTTTGACTGAGTTGCAGGATAAGGCTTACAGTTTGAAGGGTGACGCTTTGGAAACTATTGCGAAACTTGCTGAAACTGTTTATGAGTTGTGTGAACTGGTTGATGAGTTAGCTGTAACTAACCCTGATGTTCCTGTTGAAGGTGAAGTTGTGCCTGAAGTTGAGTTGGAGGTTGATTCGGCTCGTTATGTTGATCCGTCTAAGGTTGTTGAGTTGCATGAGCGTGGTGAGCGTGTAACTAAAGGTTTAGAGTCTAGGCAGATTATTCAGGATTTGGAGTTGCGTGAGGAGGGTGACGGTATGACTTTGCGTGGCTATGCAGCAGTGTTTAATTCGCCTAGTGAACCGTTACCGTTTATTGAAACTATTCAGCCTGGTGCTTTTAGGGACAGCCTAAACAGTCGCAACGACATTAAACTGTTGTGGAATCACGATACTGGTATTGTTTTGGGTTCTACTAGGGCAGGCACTTTGAAGCTTGTTGAGGATGAGCGTGGTTTGCGTGTTGAAGCGCAACTGCCTGATACTCAAGCCGGTAGGGATGCAGCGTATTTGGTGAAGCGTGGCGATGTGAACGCTTTTAGTTTCGGTTTCCGTGTGCCTGTTGGTGGGGATGCTTGGCCTACTGCTGGTGAGCGTGTATTGAAGCGCATAAACATTCATGAAACAAGTCTTGTAGCGTTTCCAGCGTATTCGGGGACTTCTGGCACTGCTAGTGTTAGAACTGTGAATGATTTGGCAGATAAGATCGCTAGGCTCGCTGAGTTGCGTGGTGTTAGTGCCGATGAGTTGACTGAAGCGTTGCTGGCTTTGGAGGCTGGCGATGAGTTGACTGAACGTCAGGGTGAGTTGTTGACTGAAACTTTGTCTAAGGTTTTGGCTAAGGATGAGCAGGTTACCAATGTTGCTGGCTTGCTTGATCTAAAGAAGTCTAAACTTGACCTGTTGATGAAACGGGTATAAACTGACTTCACTGGTTACCTTTGGCCAGAATAAAAAAATGAGCTAATTCTTTTCCCCTGCCAAAAGCAGGGGTTTTTGTTTTGTGTATCTGCATGGTGTATAGAATTATTTTTGTAGGTGCGTTTATCCCCTGCGTGAGTTGCGTGTTTATCCCTTCTCAAAAAATCCCTTATTTATTTATAGTCTTGAAAGGACTAAACCTATGAGCGAATTTCTCGCAAAGCAGGTTGATGCTAAGAACAAGGCGTGGCATGAAGCTAAGGCTCTCATTGATTCAGTTGAGGCTCGCGGTGGCGAGTGGACTGGTGAGGATGAGGCTAAGTATGCTGCTCTAACTGCTGACATCAACAAGCGTAATGAACTAATTGAGCTTGAGAAGCGTGAGGCAGCTACTGCCGAAGCTATTCAGGCTGCTGCTGTCAACTTCAAAGATGCTTCCGTAAGCGACGATGAGGGTGACATTCTCCGTAAGATTGCTAGAGGTGAACAGCGTGGCTACGAATTCCGTATCACTGGTTCAAGCACTGGCGCACCTGTCCCGACCTCGTTCTACAACGAGATTGTTAAGGTTGCTCGTCTAGTAAACCCTCTACTTGACTATGCGACTGTATTGAACACTGCCTCTGGTGAGAACCTACAAATCCCATCTCAGGCTGGTTTCTCTAC